TGATGATCTTGACCAAGGGGCCATACAACGCCACGTCAGCTTGGACCGAGAAGGTCCAATGGTGCAGGGAACACATCTACTATGTCCCGATCACCATCACCGAGGACAAGAGCCTGGTCTACGGAAAAGTCCTGGTAGACGACTGGCCACCCTATGTGACGCAGTGGCTGGAATGGCGTCCCCGTGGCTTGGTCATCATGCCCGACCAACCATGGAATCAGGATTTCATCCATCCCAATGTCTTCCGCTATCGTGGCCACCAAGATGACATCGACCTGAAGGCCAGGTTGAAACAGATCACGGGATAATCAGGCTTACTTCACGCCGCAACCGCGTAGATGGCATGGTGAAGCTGTAGGTTCAGCAACACCACAACGGGGTGGTTCCTTTTTATGGATAGCCCCAGGATAAAGTAATGGGAAAGCTCAAGGGAGCCCCTACGGGGGATTATCGGCACAGGACCAAGTGGGTTGACGACATCAAAGACATCGCAGAGAACCAGGTTTTGCCCCCTCAGTTGGTGCGGGTTTCTCCGTCCGACATCATCACTTCGGAGGAGGCGGAAGCTATGACCTCAGATCCAAAAGAGGTCAAGTACGTCATCGCATCACAGTGGCAGCGGAACCTGATGGACAACCACTCCAAGGCGATTGCGGACCTGTACAACAAAGTTCCTGACTGGGTCACCACGGAGATCATCACGGTTGGATTGAAAGGGCAGTACCCCAACCTCCGCTACGTGGCTGATGGTGACCATCGAATGGACGGCGTCCGCAAAAATGGGAAGCCCAAGACCTTCAGGCTGACCCACTACAAGGAATGCACCATGAAACAGGCTGCCGCCCTGTTTGACATGGGCAGTTCCAGGCGGAACACGGAACTCAGTCACCGCATGGAGTCCAATCGCCCGTTCTCCCCCGTGTACCAGCTTTACAAATCGGAACAGGAGACCGCGGTGTCCATCGAACGGAAGACCATCCCGTTCACGATGGTCTTCCACACTTCCGAAGCCAACCCCAAGCCCACTGCATACAGGGCCATGCCCATCATGCAGTGGAAGCAGGTTCTCGACGGGTGGGAACGTGGCATGTGCCGGGCTCCTGTGACCCCTGCGAATCTCCACCAGGTTCGGGACGCTTCCACGGACAATGTTCTGGAGTACTGGGGGAACTCCATGGGGATCCGGGTACTTCGGGAAATCAGCACCTTGGTGTGGGTGATCACGATCTGCTTTGCCAAGGACTGCCACAAGAAGGGTTTGACCGACAAGGACGCTCTCAAAATCGGCGTGAAGCTGGCACGGCTCTTCAACCCGAAGAATGACCTGACCAAGGGCGAGGAAGAGGAACGGGTGAAGTTGATGCGTGAGGTCGCATTGATGGAGCACAACAACGCATCCCGCAAAGTGACTGATCGCCCCGATCCGAACTTCTTCAAGGCCGCCCCCCTGTCGGTCTTGTTCATGTTCATCCGCTACCACGGATGGGACGAACTCCTCAAGCGGATCCCCAAGCTGATCAATGGGTACGACCAGGAAACCCTGCTGAAGAACGTGTCAAAGGCCAATTACCTCAAGCTGACGAGTGACTTCCGAGATCGGATGCTCTTTACGCACAAGGACATCCACGATGGACCTTTGACTTATCCGTGCTTGGCGGATCTGGCGGGATGCTCCAACATCCTACAGCAGGAACGGGATGGGTGGCAGCCTCGCCCCGTCCAACCACAGTAGCCAAAATCACGGCGGCCCTCGGAAGTCTCCCTCCGAGGGCCGCCGCCCATCTTTTGTCAGGGCCTAGACCCCGACTTCACCCGAATTAACGGGTGATGGTCAGACGAGTCAACCCGCGGGGGTTGTAGGCACCGATGCCGAGGTTCTCGAAGACCGAGAAGCCGATCGTGCGGGCCTTCGGATCGTCGGCGGAGAGCACTGTCAATTCGGTGCGGACCGGGATCCGACCGAAGTGCTCGGGCTCGCAGCAGACGTAGACGGTACCGAACGGGACCAAGCGGCTCGTGATGACCTGAGCACCCCAGAGGGTTGCCATCAAACCAGTCTTGAGCAACGTGGCCTGGCTTTCGATGTCCAGGATGTCGCGACCGAACTTGCGGAGGTCCGCGTAGTCACGGGCGTTCATGTACACGCGGGCGACCCGCAAGTCATGACGCTCGATCAACGCGAAGGCATCGGCGAGGACCGCACCCGAGATGGGGGCGACGACGGGGATGTCCGGGTTCAGCTGGGCCGGGAGGCTGTCAAAGCCTGCCGTCGCAACGGAGTCGAGGATCGCGAAGACCCGCTCGTCCTCGGCGGCCTGGATCTGGGCACGGGCCAAGTCCTGGGCACGCTCGATGAGGTCGAAGCGACGCTCCTTGATCTGAGTCAACGGGATCTCGGGGTTCGAGGCGACCTCGAACAACGGGAAGATCACACGACGGGGCTTGGTGATGGCCAGAATGTTCTGGCCCTCTTCGCCCACGACGTATGCCGTGACATCGGGATCCTTGTCGTAGATCGGCAAGGCACCGTCTGGGAGCTGCTCGACGAGGAAGGTCTTGCGACCGACCGCGGCGTAGTCCCGACGGGTACGCAGGGGCTGCGTCATCGACGCGGCCAACTTGACACGACCAGCGGGCGTTTTGATGTAATCGCCGATGATCTTTTGCTTTACAGCGTTGTTGACACTCATGGCGACCCTCCTTAGATCCGTTGGTCGTAGACCAACTCGGTCTGGACGGCATCGGGGGCCATTTTCAGGACACCGATGGTGGTTGAAGTGGAATCGCCACCGCCGACAACACCGTTGGTGATGTAAGCGTTCGCAGACACAGCCTGAAGGTCAGCGTCTACGAGGGTGCCTGCACCTGCAACGACGTAACGAGGCATCAAGTAGCCGTTCTTGGAAGCGATGAGCGGAGATCCTGCCACGTAGGTCAGAGCCGATCCCGTTGCCGGGTCCCCACCAACCGATGCGATGACCTGAGTCTCGTACAGAGCGTTCCCGAAGGTGCCCATGCCCGAAACGTAGGGTCCAATGCCCGAAGCAACACCGGGGGTGTTCTCGAAGAGGTTCCCATTCGCAGGGTTGATGAACACGCCCAGCGGCCGGGTCCCCAGCTTCTGAATGTGACTCATTCCGGCCAGAGATGCCGGGACGCCGCCGACGTAGTTCTCGCCGTCATAGGGGCGTGCGAACGCCACTGACCCGGAGAGAACACCCGACTTGGTCTGGTTGACACGACTCGACACGTATGACGTGACGAGAGGAGGGTTGGTTTGGGTGAACGAGTCATCCGTCAAGTTACCAATCGAGTTGCGGAAATTGACATTCAGCAACCGAAGGGCACTCGAGGACTCCGTCCAACCACCTGAAGCTTGCCCTGGAAGTGGCATGATGTGCTCCTAAAGTGATCCTTGTTTACGGTATCCACCCCTCCGGTCACCTTGACCATCAGGGAACGAGGAATTTCACCCCGTCTATACATACAGGCCAGGGATAGACACAATACCGAAGAAAAGCGAACGGGCCTGGAAGTTTCCTTCCAGGCCCGCCGCGTCTCAACTTGGCGTGCTACGGATTAGCCGTTGAACACCTTGGAAACGTCCGGGGACGATTCCCACATGTCCGCCAGAGCATTGATCTCCGCGTTGCCCGAAGCCGTGCGAGTCAAGCCACCGACGGTGCGAACACCGACCTGGGGCTTGCGGGGCTGCGGACGCTGCGAAGCCGTGCGGACCGATGCCAACCTGGTGGCCTTCTTGGCGGCTGCGACTTCTTCCTCGGTTTCCTCGGGCTCATCACCCTCGTCATCCTCGTCTTCGTCGTCATCCGACTTCTTGGCCTTGGCCTTCTTGGATGCCGCGGGCTCATCACCCTTGTCATCCTCATCCTCATCGTCCGATGCGGACTTGCCGAAGATCTCGGCCAGCATCGCGTCGTCCTCACTGGTCATCTCATCGCCGTCGTCACCGAGGCCCATGGGGTCTCCGGTGGCTCCGAACATGCCAGCATCCTCAGCCATGTCGCAAGCCTGCTTGCCTTCGTCCTCGTCGGTCTCCTCAGGCTCGTCGCCTTCGTCGTCCTCTTCGGCGGCCTTCTTCTTGCCCTTTCCGGCCTTCTTCTTTTCGATGACGACTTCCTCGTCCTCTTCCGACTTCTTGGCCTTCGCCTTCTTCTTGGCTTCCTTGGGCTCGTCATCCTTGACTTCGTCGTCTTCCGACTTCTTGGCCTTGGCCGACTTCGCCAGGAACGATGCCGTGATGCTGTTCAGGATGGCCGCTTCCTTGGGACCCAAGGCAGCAACCATGGGGTTGACAGCCGGCTTGGGAGCCAGGGCGTCAACAACCTCAGACGATGCCAGGATGCCGTCGTTGTCCGTGTCCAAAGACGCGAACAAATCCTGCGAACCCCGCCAGTCAGCCTTGGTGACGAAACCATCGCGGTCCGTATCCATCGAGGCGAAGAACTTGCGGGCGGTCTTCCGCTCAGCAGTGTCATCTTCCTCAACTTCCTCATCCTCAGACTTCTTGGCCTCCTTGTGGGGGACATCTTCGTCCTCTGAATCAGGATCTTCCTTGCCTGCACGCCGCTCTTGAGCCAGCAGCATGTCCAGATCGCCGTCGTCGTCCATCAAGTCAACGGGACCGCCGAAGTCGTCTTCCATCCCGAAGTCATCCATCGGGCCGAACTCGTCGTCGAACTGGGCCATAAAGCCACCGCCCAAACGATTCAGGGTCGCCTGAATGCGATTGTCCGACCAATCCATCATGTCAAGGGCCTGGTCTTCGACCACGGATGCGGAGGCACGCTTGCCCAGCATGGCACGAGCGATGAGGCAGCACTTCTTGGCCTTCTTCTCGACACTAGCCCTCATCGAACGAGCGGCTTCCTTCGGAAAGCGGGGCGGATCGATGTGAGCAGGGTGATCCTTGTCCTCCGCATCGTAGCCTGGCAAAGCCGGGGGGTTGCCCTGCTTGTACGGCGGCTTGTGGACATCTTCGGCCCATGCCGACGGATCGCCCTTCTGATACTTGGTGTGATCGGGCTCGGCCTGGTGGGCCGGGTGATCCTGATCCTCTTTTCCGTAACCAGGAATTGCGGGTGCGGCAGACGCCAAACGTCCCGCCGCCCATGTCATGCGATTTCGACTCATTGCGAAACTCCTTTGGCGACTACCAGAAACTACATGCTCCCCGAAGCCTTTCTACGGGAGAGCAATTGACCAAGACGAACCAACGTCCTGGTTTCACTCGAGTCAGGCTTGTGACCCAACACTTGGCGGCATGCCCGAGTGAACAATTCCACACTACCATACCGATCAGTTGAACCAATCTTCAGAGAAGCTCGGTACAACTCAACGGGGATGATAATGCCGACTTGACGATTGAAAGCCGCCACTCGATCGATCATTACCGCGTCAGATGACGCAGTGCGGACAATGTCATTCAGGCCAGCCACATATGCTTTGCGGGCAAAGCTGGCCTGCTTGTTCAAGGTCTCGTTCGTTGACACGGGGGTCATG